AATAGTAGCATGCGTTGTTGAGAACAAAGTAGATCCATCACCACCAACATAAGCAGCTGTGAAACCGTTGTTTAGAACGTTTGCAGCAGTTACTTGTTTAGTGTTCGCCATAGATCTTGCTAATGCTTTTGTATATCTAGACGCTAGTCTGTCATACAAATTGTCCTCAATCGCTTCTTCAGTGATTGCGAATGCAAGAGCTATAGTGTTGTGAGTGTATCTAGCAGTGAAAGTTTCTTGCGCTTGGTCGTAAGACACGCCAGATCCTTCAGCTTTTACCGCAGCATTACCAAAACCTGATAACATTACTTCTTCTTCGAATGCTCGATCAGAAGTTTCTTTATCAAAGATTTCTTCGTGCTGGTTCTCATATCTTTTATATTCAAGTCCAAACAGAGCGTTTAAACCTGGTTCTAGTTCTTTAACTAGTTGTGATCGTGATATAGCCATAGTTTATATTCTCCTTATAGAATTGATGAAGATTGTTTGATTTTAACAACGAAATCTTCATTTGTTACGTTTTCTTCGTTACCAATGAACGGAGATACTGACATGATTTTTAACTGTGCAGTAGTAGAAGCTCCAAGGTCAAGGTAAACGCCAGAAATACCATTATTCGTATTTCCTGCAGCGTGTACGATTCCGTAACCTGTGTTGCCTGTTCCTAGCGCAGTATTACCAGCAGCTGTCCCAGTTGATTTAACCAAGTAAACTTGATTTGGGTCATCATATACATACGCAGAAATAATACCTTGTGTGATATTAGTTTGTGTATAGAAATTTGACCATTTTGGTTTTTTAGTAGATGGGTCTTGTTCAATTAAACATCCATTGAATACTCCTAAAATTGTAGAAGTAGCAGATGAAGTAACTGGAACAATATTACCAGCAGTTAAGCCTACTAGATCGCCTTGATATACAGAAGTTGAAGCATTGTCTGCTATTCTGTAAGCGTCATTTCCGCCGTTTGCTGGATTCCCACTAACTTTGCCTAGCGGTCTAAGACCGAAAGCAGTTGTTGAGTTTGCCATATTTTTATCCTTGTTTAAGTTTTTATTTACCTTGTTGGATAGGAATTACTAAATAATTAGTCCTTCTTTGTACCACCAAAAGTTACACGAGTTTGCCTATCACTGCTGATCGGCATACTTGGATGCTGTTCCTTAAGAGGATCGTTTGCAATAGCGTCTTCTCGTTCTTGAGTTCTCTTTGCGTAGTACTCTTCACGAGATTTTGCGATCTCCTCTGGTATCCTAGCCAGCACTAGGCCGCCAACTCCGATAACCCCTGCGTATTTGCCGTCTTTAATTGAAGGATAATTGTGATCTGGATATTCGTCAGCTCTCACTAATTCATAACCTGATCTTAATCTGCCAGCTATATTCTTTGTATCATCAAAGCCTAAGCTTTCAGCTCTTATCCATCTATGTCTAAATCCGTCCGGCGCAGTTGGTGCGTCTAGAGATGATGGTGGAGTCCAAACTTGTGGTCTATTTGTTTTAGACCTAGTCTCGACCGCGCGTGAAGTCTTCATTGTTTTATTTTTTTCCATATGCTTATACCTCCTTCGCGATTACTTGTTTCGCATATTCTTCGAGTGGCACACCTAATCTTTTAGCAATTGCTACTTGTGATGGTGTGAGTTTCACTGTTTTTTTGCGTCCTGTTTGGCTTGGACGTTTCGCCGATGCTACAGTTTGAGCAGGTTTTGCTCTTTCTGTAGAATTATCTTCTACCTTAGCAAATTTATGCGGAAATTCAAGTCTTATTCTCTTGTCTATTTCTGCATAATATTCATCGCTTTTAGGATCGAATCCTTCTTCATTTACAAGCTTTTTATGTAAGTCAAAAGCAGTGTAAGTCATAGCGGAATCACTTCCAAACCATGAATTTCTAGAAGCCCAATCTTCAGCTTTAGGATCAACACTAGGTGTTTCAGCTTGTTGAGGAGTTATATTAATATCTCTCTTAACATCTGATTTAACAGCATTTTGTTCTCTTGCTTTTAAAGCTCCTAATCTTGCAGCATCTATATTTAAACTTGCAAGTTGTTCTTGAGCAACAATTTGTGCATCCACATTACCTGATTCAATAGCATTTTTTAATGCTGTTCTTACAGCTTCTAAATTTGTTTTAACTCTTTTTTCAAATTCAGAAACATAAGTTTTATCAAGTTTTGAATACTTGTTTTCAGCTTCTTGTTTAACTGCTTGAGCAAAACGGATAGCTTCTTCTCTTTGTCTTTCCGCTTCTCTTTTTTCAAAAGTTAGTTTTGCAATACGTTTTTTAACGCTTTCGCTATATTTTTCTAACTCACTTTCCTGTTCTTTTTTTACTTCTGTTTTTTGTTCAACAGGTTTCTCTTCTTTTTTAGATTCAACAACAGGCTTCTCTTCCTCTTGCTGTACTTCTATTTTCTCTTCTGCAACGGCTTTCGTCTGCTCGTTGTTTTCGTCCAAATTGATTTCAGCTCCTTCATTTTCGCCAACATCAATCATTGGTTCTTGTTTTTTGTCTTCTGGCATAGTGCCTCCTATGTTTAAATGTGATGAAGAACATCTTCAGGATTTTTAATAGTCCCAAGTACTTCGTCATCGTTAAGTAGTCGCACTTCTCCACCTTCTATTGGTAATCTTGAACCCGCATAACGAGCAAAGATAACCCAATCTCCTTTTTTACACCATGGACCTGTTGGGTATCTTTCCTTATCGTGATACGCTAATGGTCCAATTTTTAAAACATAACCACAATTAGTAGCTATTCTTAATTTGTCTAATGATTCTTGTGCAATAATAATTCCACCTTTAGTTTTATCTTTAGGTGTAAATGGTAATACTAAAATTCTCCATCCAGATGGTTCTGGTAAACTATCAACTAAAGATTCAGAAATGTTTTCTGCTCTTATAGTTTTATCTTCAATTTTTTTATTTTCTTCTTGATATTTTTCTTCAAGACCTAGAACAGTCTTTGGTATTTCGTTTGACTGTGCATCAGTCGAGTTTAATAATGTTTCCGCCATTGTCCTTATGCTCCTTTTTGCTTAGCAGGTTAGAGAGTTCCTGTAATAAATATTCGTATACACGAATTTGTCCTATCATATACTGGTATTTTTCCATATTGTCAACATTACCTGAAGTAATACTTAAGGTAAGATTTTCTAATTGGTTTTTAGCCAGTCTTTGTAATTTTGTTATTACTTCTACACCATCCATAATTTAACAATTCCACTTTCTAAGTGACTTATTAATTCTTGAGTTTGGATCTCTTGCAGTTTTTGCAGAGGTCAATCTTTTCTTCATGCCAGACATTCTAGCACAAAAAGACTTCCTTCTATTAGCAGCTTTTGAACCTTTTTTCAACTTACTTGGTTTAGTTGTAACTGCCATAGATAATTTAGATCCAGGATTTGCAGCTCTGTAAGATGCAATACCTTTTCTATTTAATCCACCTGATTCAGATTTACCTTCTTTACGTTGCCATGCTGGAGTTCTACCACCAGATGCCATCATAACTCTGCCTTTTCCTCTTAATGCAATATCACCCATATTATTTCCAACCTCTTTTTGCTAATCTCGGTTTTCCTTTTATAATACCACCATCTTTTAAAAATTCTACTGGGTTATATTCTTTAGTAGAATCTTCTGGACGTATCATATTTAGATAATCAAATTCTCTTTCCTTTTCTTGAATTTCTTTATATTTTTTATTTAATTCTTTTTCTGATTTTTTAAAGTTATCTTGTTTTTCCTTTTCTTGTTTATAATATTTTTCACCAGTAACATCACCACCTTTTTGCATTTTTTTACGTTTTGAAAATGTTGCAACATTTGTAGGTTTAGGTCCTGTATTACCAGCTGCTCTTTTTCTTTGAACTGCTGAACGTCTTTCTCCCTCTGACATTGATCTAGCTTTAGCTAATGGTACACATTTTGGATAACCTTTTCTTTTTTCTCCTTTTGATCTTCCACAAGGAGCATAAGATCCATCTTTACGTTTAGACCCAATATCCACCCATTTTTCTTGAACCCATTTACGTAAACTCATATTAATATTTTTTTGTAACTTTTCTTCTGTTATCCATTACATCTCCACATCCTTTTGCAATACCACCTTGTTTATAATTAGATACTGCTTTTCTCTTTTGAGATTTATTTTTACCACCTGGTGTTACTTTGCCAGAACAAACCGCTGATGCATACATATTAGCGTATGCACTTGGATACACTTTAAATTTTCTTTTTGCAGCAGCTTTTCCTCTTGGACAAAGTTTAGCCATTAGAACATCTTTGTTGTTTTAGATTTATATACTCTTCCTTGACCTCTACCTACTAATCCACCTGTTGCTTTTTTCT